ACGGTGTAGATAAAACTTTCAGGGTTTAATTCGTTTGTTATATCATAAATAACGGGTGTTTTATAGATTGTTAGGTAACCCCTACCTATATCCACGCCCCCGTCCACTAATGAAACTTTTTTGAGATTTGCTCCCGTGATACCTGTCCCCCTCCTTGCTTTTTCACAAATCCAATTATTAAGATTGCTAATATAATAATTTCCACGATTAAGGGAGTAAAGATTTCGGGTGGTACTATGAATACTGCGGAATGTTGCCCCGCCGTTTTCCTCTTGTTTACAATTAAAAACCTCGTAGTTATGTGTTTTCATTAATTCCGCGTAAGTAGGGAGTATATTCCCCACTACACGTGCACGGTTCGGTCTTATTTCTCGTCTAACCATACTATTTTTCACCTCCATACTAAAATAAAGTTATATATGTCTTCCTATCTCTCTAACCATACGGTTTTTCATCTTTTTATCCATTGCTTGAAATTCACGGCTATTCACTATTTGTTTAAGGATATTCCTGTCTTGTATTGCAAGTGTAATCGCTTCCCTTAGTTCCTCATCTGTAAGGTTTGTGTCCCCTGTAACGTCCACGTTCTGATTGAAATCTATTTGCCCGGTATGAGTAACTCGTAAATTAGCGAGAGCCGTTTTTATCTCTGTTAATAACTCGTTAGTTTTGTCGGATCTGTTATTTGTTATTTCGTGTTCAACTTTTGAAAGAATATTACTATTTCCACTAATACCTATATTATTTAGTCCGCCTTTATCTATTCCCTCGAGGAAGCCCTTATTAAATGATGTTCCGAGCATTAAACCTGCATTATTAACACTCCCCTCTAAGTGAGTAAATCCGGTGATTAATCCTGTTTCCGCGGTGTTTAACTCCGCACTTCCCCATATACTACCGAGAAGGGCGTCTTTAAAACTGTTAAGCATATTCCAACCTAACTGCATAATAGCACTCACGAGTCCGCCTGCCTTGTTCCATATTTGTTGCTTGATACCGTTTAAATATTCTCCCATCTTTGATGGTAAATTCTTAATCCACGATACAAAGCCATCAAGCATACGTTTCGCGGTGTCTTTCATTTTCTGCACTCCCTGCGAAGCGAAAGAACCTATTTTATTAAGTGCATTAAGTAACCAATTCCAAAACTTACCCGGAAGCGTACTAATCCATTGTATAAATCCGGAAACCATACGACTTCCCGCTTCTATTGCTTTTGATACGATTTGTCCTGCCCACGTTGTAAGGCTATTCCAACACATAACAAGATAATTCCAAAACTGCCCCGGAAGTGACATAATCCACGATAAGAAACCAACTACCATCTGCCAACCACCCCAAATCATAGTTGTAATTAGTTGTACAAGCCAATTCCAAACAGATAAAAGGACTCCGCCGAAAATAACGTTTAAATTATTGAAGATTTCAAGGAACATCTGTCCTAAGTTCGTAATTGTATCACTTATAAACGTCCATAATGCCATTCCTAATGTTGTAAGGAATCCCATAATATCTCCTTGAGATAAGAGCGTTAAAGCCTCTCCTAAGGATATAAAGAAGTTGATGAGGTTGGCTACTACATTCACTAGAAAACTGATGACTGGTACTACTATTGATGCTATGACTTCTGCCGCTGTAACTAAGTGTGTTACTATCACTTGTAAGACACGACCTAAGAATTGTATTACGGCGCTTAGCCAATCAAAGTTATCCGCCGCGTCTCCAGTTATACCAAACAATCCGAGTAAGTCAGATCCGAGTCTTCCGAATACCTGCATTAAATGATTAAATGTTTGAATAAGAGGTTGCGTTATTTTCTGTAGTTTATCCCACGCTTTAACAAGTGTAGCATTTATTACTTGTCCTATGTGGTCCATTGTCTGCCGTACTTTCTCGTTAGTATCGTATAAATGTTTTAATACTGCTATTACTGCGATTACGGCGGCTACGAGTAATAAAGGCCACACAGTCGCAAGAGATATGGTAATAATTTCCTCTTCAATAAGGAATAATATCGGCGCAAGTGCCGTAAGAACGCTTATAACTCCGAGAATAGCAATTCCAATACCTACTATGGCAGTAGTGAGCCACGGAGCGTGTTGGTGCATTTCAAGGAAGAACCCGAGTACCGCGTTCAAGACAGGTAACACTATTTCTCCTATGCTACGTCCTACTCCTTGAATAGCGAGTTGTAGCCGTTCGTATTGTCCCTCGAAACTGTTAAGATATGCCTGCATTTCGGGTTTCGTGTCTAATACTTTGTTTAATGCGAGAGTATACCCGTCTACGTCGTCTGCGGCTCCACTCCAACCTGCGTCGAGTAATTGTTGCTTGGTTATACCTAAATTACGTTTTAATTGTATGAAGTTCCCGTTAAGTCCGTCATATGCCTTTGCCATCATACTTGCGGCGGTTTCTCCGTCTTTACCCATAGCACGTGCCAACGTTCCAATCTTATTCAATACAGGAGCGGTTGCTTCTAATTGCTTATTACTTAAGTTATATTTAATCCCGATTTGTTGAACTGCTTGCGCTACCTTTGTAAATCCTATTATTCCTCCACTTGTTGCTTTACTGATTGCACTGTTAAGACTTTTTGTGGCGGCTTCACTTCCCGTAATACTTGTTGTTACCGCATTAAGTTTTTGTCGGGCAATTGCGGCGCCTATAGTGAACTTAGAGATACTTGTTACCCCTACGGCTCCGAATGCACCCATTATAGCACTTTGAACACCACTTAAACCACTTACAAGGCTTGTCATCTTAGAACCCATACCGGAAAGGGAATTTTTAAAACTACTCATCTTGTTTTTTACTGTATCCCACCCAGTTCCGAGTTTAGCGAATACCCCACTTGCTATACCCGAAAGTCCCCCGAAACTCGTAGTAACTGTTTTTACACTATTTCCTGCTTGTATGCTTGTTCCTTGGAACTTTGCGGCTTTTATACTCGCTTCTCCGAGTTCTCCGTTTAATACCTGTAATCCTGCGGTACTAATGTTTTTGAACGGGTCCACGTTCATCTGTTTTATTTTTTCGAGTTCGCTACGTGTTACTGTTATTTTCTTTATTATGTCCCCGTTATCCCCTCTTATCGTGATAACTTGGTTTCCTATCATTCCCTTTAATTTTCCTTTAACTATTTCAGTCATACTCGAGAAACGTTGTTTTATGGTTTCCGCGGCGTTAAGGAATGGTTGTGCTATTCCCGAACTGCTTATTGCTTGTCCTGTGGTACTGTTCCGTATCGTGTTACGTATAGTATTAAACACTTGAGAAACCTTGCTTTGTAATTGTTGATACGCTTGTCCTATCCGGTTTGTTGCACTTGTTGCAGTGGTTCCTGCGAGCGTGGCACTGGTCCCTGTTTGTTTTAGGGCGTTGTTTACTTCACGTATCTTTCCGCTTAATTGGTCTTTCGCGTTTAATATTACTTGTAGTGTTTCCGTTGTAACCATTTATTATTAACCCTCCTTTTAATTAAATTAATATGCCTAAAAAAAAATGGGATAAACATAGTACAACACGTATATTAATTAGAAATGTTTACGTGGTCTTCTATGTTTACCCCTTAATCTACTTACTTCCCTCTTACTTTTTTCGTCATCACCGAACAACTCATTATACACCTTTGAAACTCCCATATCAATAAACAAGGCTTGCTCTGGCGTCAAACTACCATAATCCTCGTTGAAAACGTGATAACCATAGAATTCCATGCGTGCATAGTGCATTCCCTCCGGCGTTTCTAAGAGTTTTTTAAGTCATCTTCCAACCGGTCATTATTTACCTCATTGATATTGTTTACTCGTTTTAATTCATTAACGAGGGGATTATATAAGTCGTATAACTCATTAATGCTTTCTTCTGTGATTTCCTCGGATTTAAAACTGCATTGGATAAGATAATGGTCTGCTTTGTCCTGTGCGGTTGTTACTTGTTCAACGTTCATATTAGCACTTTGTAGGTTACGCTCGTTCCCCATACCCATTTTCACAGTTCCTAAGGCTTTATTAACAATACTCTTATAATGTTCCAATTCTCTTACTGTTAATTTATCAACACTTAATTCCTGTCCATCTATTACTATTGTTGCTTTGTTTTCTATGTTTTTGATTAAATCGTTAAATGACATAATTTATTACCTCTTAGAAATTTTTTATTATAAAAAAAAATAATTAGGAAAAATATTAAATAGTTTTATTCCACCTTTCCGGCACGTGTTTGAATTTTAACCCTCATAGGAGTTACAACTTTAATATAATCACTGTCCTCTTTTGTAGGGTCTACTTTCTGCGTTAAAGATACTTTTTTAGTATTATAAAGTTTAAGTGAAAGGTCTACGTCCACGTTTCCGTCCTCAATTTTAATAGGGTCGATATTTATGGCGGCTTTCGGGAAATAAAACTCTACCCATTCGGCACTATCCAAACAACTGGTAGCACGGAGTTTTAAAGATCCGTCAATGTTATGGCATTTGTTCCAATACCTCCAACCCCCCTCACTCTGTGTATTTCCTTTATATTTGAGTTTGTTAATTAATGGTAATGTTGCAGGGGTTAATTTGATTTTTCCGGTTACTTCGATTTCTCGTTTCTCCATACTCGGTTTAAAGCCGTAGCGGTCTTTACCGAGGCAACGGACGTCATCACCCGTTAATATATTATTATTAATACTGATATTAACCTCGTTAAAACACGGAGTAATCTGTTCGTCCGTTGTATCATCATTTACCGTAAGGGTAACGGTCCAATCATATCCGACTAATGGTAATGCTTGCAGAATATTCTTATTTTGTATAACTGTTTCAACGTTTATCTCTTTACTTTGTTCGTTACGGTATACGAAGCCACATTCCGCAGTTGTTTTATTTAATCCTGCGTTTATCTCGAAACTATCCATTACTGCCCCGTCTATCATAGTTTGGTTTCCTACTTCGTATATCATATTAGCGCACCATTCGGGTACTTCTAATCCGTTTCCTGCCCAAAACTCGTGCATATTAAGATTTACGGTTTTTGTTATGTCGTTTCCGTCTTTATCTTTACCCGTAACAACTGTTTCGGTACTGTATCCCTCTGTATACAAGTAATTTCCTAAGAGAGCATACATAATAGTAGGAAGTGCTTGTATATGTGCACCGCTTAATTCTACTGTACCTGCAGGCTCAGGGTATCCAACTCTTAATTCGTCTAAATCCTCATCATCAAATTCACCAAAATTCCAATCCGGATCGGCACTTTTTATTCTCCAATAGAACTGCGGTTCTTTGGTGAATAATTTATTTGTTCCATATGAATCCCCCTCATCTGTGAAAGAAATTCCCATATAGTTTCCCATCTACGTTCCTCCTTTTTCGTTAATATATCTTTGATAACACATAAGATAATTAATATCTACGTTAAGCGTTATCTGAAATCCTTTTATTATTACATCGTCCTCACGATTAACCGGATTTATACTACCATCATTGTATCCCTCATCTATTGAGAAATAATTTATATACCCTATCGTTGAGTCCTCAAAAATCATACGGTTATAATTTTTAAAAATGCTCATAATAGTTTTTGCTTGGAGTTGAATTGCTTTACGCTCGCTTTCCTCCTCGTCTCCTATTATATCCACGATAATAGCAACTTGGAACGGGTATTCAATGGTAATATAACTGTCTTTACTTACTACACTACTTGTTTCCTCGTTTACAGTCCAATCCATCTTTCTTACCCATATTTCATAATTAAGAACGCTTCCCTCCGTTCTAAATGTTTGAACAAATTTATCGACTTCCTCAAGTAGCCCCCCCTCCTTTATTTCCTGTTTAATCCAATTACAGAAAGTTTCCGGTATAACCTCGAGGGGTGTAACCATATCTGCAAAATAAGATCCGTCAGTCATACTACTTTTTTCCTCCCGTGTTCTTTATTACTGCTTGCCTAAATATGTTCGGTATTTTTTTACGATAGTTCATAAATCCTTTTTCTGCCATATGTTGTCCCGGTTGTCCTCTACTATTAGCGAAGAATACTTCCTCTCCGTTGATTGTTGCGTGCATAACATTTGCATTTCGTGGGAAAATACGATGTCTTCCCTCACTACTAAATATTCCCGTTCCCTTTTCAACGAATAAAGCATAATTACGAGTATTTTCCACTACTAACTTGTCGGGGCTTAAATGAGGCGTCCAACTGTTACGGAGTTTCCCCCCGTTCGACGCGACGGGTGTTTCCTTTTTAATATCACTGGTTAATTGTTCTTTTGATAAACTTAGGAAACTTTGTTTTACTTTTTCGGGTTGTCCGTTGAACGCTTGTATCTCCTCACCCAACTTTATCTCTATCTTCATCGAAAATACCTCGTCCTTTAACTGTTAATACTCCGAAACTTGTACTGTTATTACTTGTTTCCGCTTTATAATTGTTTAACTCGTTTTTCATTGCAACAGGGAATATCTCGCTCGGAACTGTACTAATACTCCAATCATTCACTTTAACAACGCTATGACTTTTATAAGTGGCACTAAGTGCGCACATATTAGCGACGATACGTGTACTAATATTACGGTATACGTAATATTTGGTTGTTTGCTCGGTTAAATCGTTTTCCGTTAATGGATTACTCGTATAATCATTGATTAAGGCGCTTGCTTGGAGTATCCACTCATTTAATATATTGTCTAATTCCTCCGCCTCTGTTTTATCAAGACCTATCTTATTAGGGGTTACACGTGAAAGGTCTTTCACGTCTTTAATGCTACAGTATGCGTTTATCATTATTTCCTTTTCTCCTATACTCTGTTTTTAATCCATCACGTGCTAAAAAAAAATATAATAAAAAGATTAAAACTGTTTAATTAATCTTATGGTGAACTATTTCCTTTGGTTCCAACTAATCCTTTGTATTCGTCGCTTGTAAGTGATAATCTTACTGCGTAATCGTTTATACTGTAATCGTTGGCAGTGTCAATTGTTGCGTAGTATGTGTCGGAACTTGTTTCTGCGTAACGTTTTGGTTCGATACCTGCTTCTCTGCCTACGATGAAATGAGTATTTGATGGTTTGGTTAATAATACTGATACGTTTCCACCGTCTAATTCATCTCTAACAGGTTTATTGTTAAGTGTAGGTGATACCTTAATAGGAATATCTCCCCAATAGAGCGGAGTTCTTTGTCCTATGAAATCGATTGCACGGTCTCCTGCTTTGTCGAGGAAATATGCACCGAATGCTCTGCGAACATTAGTAGGAACGTAAAATACGTACTCTGATTCGATTTGAGCCTCTTCTGGTAATGAATAGAACATTGTATCGAATAAATCGGTTATTTTATCAAGGTTTACATCCTTACTTGTTAATTGTTGCCCTGCTCCTTTAAGGTAACCGTCTTGTCTACGATATTGGAGGTCTACACTTGTTGCGGCGGATTTGTTACCGTAGAAACGTGCGGCGGCTACTCCTTGTTTTAATCTTTGAACTGTGCGGTCTAATAAGATGTTTAATAGGTCATCGCCGTAAACGTTTGCGAGGCGTTGTCTGTCGGAGATATTAATTTTTGCTCTTTGTGGGTATACTTCGCCCTCTTTATCACTTATGGTTGCTTCTTGTATTGCCACATCTTTATCGAAATAGAAATGCTCTGGAAGTGCGCCGTCCTCTGTGCCTATAGTGTCATCAATACCGTATATATGGTATTTACCGTGTATACCTGTTATATAATTAGCGTCCTCGAGTAATGGTTCGTTTTGAATAATTTTTGTAACGTATGATGTGAAAAGGTTTGTGTTTAATATTGCTTTTCTTGTATTAGTTTCGTCAATAGTGAAATCATCTTTATATGTTAAACTGTTTTTATAGGCATTGTAAATTATCGGATCTTCGATTTGGTCGAGGAATTTTCTTGCATATGGCACAAGTCCAATTCCCTCATAATTTATTTCTTCACCTACACTTTTTACACTTGTTTTATTTTTTATTGCGTCGTATATAACGCTTAATTCATCTCTTTGGGTTGTCATTTTGTTTTTTCCTCCTTTACTTACTTTTCCACTTTTTCTACTTGGTTGTGCGGACGGTTCTGCCATTATTACAGGTTTGCTTTTATTAGCCTTATCGTCCTCGGTTGTTTCTTCCTCTTCC